TAAAACGGAATTAATGCTTGAAGAAGAATGGGTGTATTTACTTGGCGCCGCATCTTTCTTATTTGGTAGGTAATCAAATGAGGAGTAAAACAATGGAAGAATACATAGAAGAAATCGAAGAAACAATCGAAGAAGAAATTGAAGAAGATGAAGAAACAATCGAAGAAGAAATTGAAGAATGTATGTCTCCAAGCCATCGTCATTTTTGGCTTTGCTGGTATCAATTATCTCTTCTAGAGAAAAAGGTCTGTTTTTATTTTCTTTGTGGGTTTGATAACAAAGAAATTGCTAAAAAACTTTTACTAAAAACTGAAATAGTAAATGATTATACAACGGCAATTTTAAAAAAATTTAATATTTCGACTCAACCTAAGTTTATGTTCTTTTTCTATCAGCATACGGGATGGGATATAGCCAAAGATATGATTGACGATGACGAAGAAGAACAATGCGCTTTATGGGGTGTTCAAAAATGTCTAATTCCGCCTGGAATATGGAAAAATATGTAGTTTAACGAAAATCTATGACTAATACTATTGAGAATAAATATATGCCAGATTTTATCTCTCCACCAGGAGAAACCCTTGCCGAAATCCTAAAAGAAAGAAAAATAACTAGGGCTGAATTTGCTAATCGAATGGGGTTACATAAAAAAACTATCAATCAACTAATAAAAGGTAAAGCAGGAATTACTATTCGTATTGCTTACAAAATGGGACTAGCTTTAGGCGTACCTACTGCTCATTTTTGGATAGAGCGCGAAAGACTTTACCGAGAATCTCTAGCAAATCAAATCGATTAGGAAATTTTTACAATTATTAACGAGGATTTATGAGCCTGTACCTAATTAAAGATTCAGTCACATCGTTTAGTCTTCTTATCGCAACAAAAGAATCAGAATCAGAATTAAAAGCAGAAACAGAAGCTATTTGGTATTGGAACAAATATTTTGGGAGTAAAAACAAGAATCCAATCGAAATAGAACGTGTCAATACTCCTGGTATAGTTTGGCATTGTGGACGGACTACTAGCGACTAAAACCGACCCTAAACCGATTGAGGGGAACAGTATCAATAATCGTGCTAATAACTTCCTCATGTCCCTGAAATTCATTTTCAAGAGAATAAAAAGCCCCCGATAGACTATCCACGATGTCATTAGTCGGGGGTGTTTTTTTGCTACCATCAAAGCCCTGACAAGCATTTAGGAACCTAGTATTCCATGTCCCATCTCTTAAAATAAAGATTTGTCCTCGACTAGCTGCTGTTGCCACGGGTAAAGCCCTAGTAAGTTTATCCCCTTGAGGTGCTATCGCCTTAATATCATGGTTCGGGTGATTTTCTCTGATAACATTAGTGATCGTATTCTCAACAAATTTACCACTCGATCCCCCTTCCTGTTCCCACCTTACAGCTACGGTTCTCCCGTCTAATTCAGCAGTATTTTTAAGCATTAATTCCACTTCCCCGACCTTTTTCTGTTCACAGATATTGTCAGCAATTACATAAGCAAATTCCTTGATTTCAGTTAAATCTGGCAGTGTATTCTTAATTCTTTGGTATTTATAAACAAGAGTCCCACTGGTGTAACAATGGTAGTTTTCGGCATTTTCTTTAGCCGTTGCCGCTAAATCCCAGAATCTCACTTTACCTATTAACTTCCAATCATTGGGTACTTTATCGAAAATCTCAAACCAAGTCCGATCAAATACCGTACCAGCTTCATATTTAACTTTCCAGTTACCTCTGAGAAGTCTTTCACGTTCGATAGGATGTAAAGCGTAAAGGTTAGCCAAATAGGTAGGGTTAACCCTGATTAAAGCTGGATTATCAAAAATCGTAGCAGGAATAAAAGTAAAACTTTTAATCAGCTTATCTGGTGTAATATTAGTATCTATATTTGATAAAAACTTTTCTCTTTTATCTTTAGGAATAAGGTCAAAAAGTTCATCTTTAAGACTAAATTTATCAATTAATTCTTCTTTAGTATCAGCCCAGTGGACTGTGTTTTCTCGTCTAATAAAATATCGAACTATTCCCCCTCTTTCTTCAGTAGCGTACCCAGTTTTAGGATCAATCCACCAAGAGATAAAATTAGCTACCCATGAGTCAGCATCGGGGTTACAGGTTGCCCTAACGGCTGGTTTAATGCCTGATACCGAACGGTTTCTAGAAAGAAGGTAAAAAAACTGCTCTTCTGTAAAGTGAGTTAATTCGTCAAAACCTATCCTCGTAATTTGTCCGCCCTGGTAAACATAGACAGTTTTTTCGTATTGTAAATGCCTAAAAGATATTTTTGATCCGAGTGGAAATCGCCACCCTGGAGGCTTTTCAATAAAATTACCTTTCACTGCTTGATAAATTTTTTGGCTTTCATCTATTAGTCCACCTGCTTGAGTAAATTCAGGATACGTCCGACGAAATATGACAGCCCGATAGTCAGGATTACTAATAAATTCTTGACGGGCAAAATCAATTAATAACCCGGCGCTCTTGCCACTTCCTGCGCCTCCGCCATAGAAGATTACATCAGCATCAATTTCCCCAAATAAAGCTTGTTTTCCCTCTTGTAATTGAGGAAAAACAATTTCTTCTTTGGTATTAACAAGTCGATATTTTTCGGTCGCTGTTTTTATCTTAGATAGATTTTTTAATGATAATTTACTCGCTCTCATCATCATTATTTATCCTAGTGGGAACCATTACATCATCATCATCAAATTCGGCACTATTACGAATAATCGAGGTTAGTCCGTCATCGGGCCCCTCCGTATCAGAATGTCCTATAAGCTTTCCGTCAGGGTCAATGACAGCTAATCCGTGCTTTTGAACGATATTAATTGCATACTCAATCGTATCAAAACCTAAAACTTTTTCAAAGGTATCGGTTAACGTTTTAGCCATAGTCACCGCGTCTCTATGGCTCCAATTCCCGTTAGGTTCAATTGTTATAGCAATTGGTCGTCCCGATTCGTCCACAGAATCTATCCGACGGCGAGAAATCGGATAATTGGTCATCTGTTCAATTTTTTCAAGGTTTTTTAAAGTAATCTTTAGAGTTCTTTCTCTGACTTCTCGTAAAATACTATCAGTGTAAGCTTGTTGTTCTTGAATCTTCAAAAGCCAATAGGCTTTCGCTCGCTCTTCCCACCGATAGTTTTTATGGGCTAACTGCCAGTCGTCCGGAACAGTCTTAGCTCGTTTAAATTTAGTCTTCTCTATCTGTTCCCCAGAAGCTTCCCCGCAGTTACCGTAGGCTCGATTTAAAGTGCGATAGCCTGACGGAATAGGAAGGTAAAAAATCTGAAATCTTTCAAACCAGTCAGGGGTTTCTAGTTCTTGCTGTTCCCAGATAGGATACTTGGTAAACTCGATTACCTCTTCATGGATAGAATAAGTGCGTTTTCTGCCTCGATTAGTTATAACCATTGGTTATTATAGTAGTAGAGTTATTTAATCTTACATCAATCATGACAGATAAATTAGAAATTAAAAAGCGAAAAATAGATCGTCCTAGAGGTATAGATATTGACAATGATGGGGAGTGGATGGTTCCTATTTTAGTAGGAGTTCACGCTAAAAATGAGGCTCAAGCTACAAAATACTCGATTATTCACAATCATTCTACGATTCACGGGGCGGGGCTTGACCTTGCTACAGAATTAAAGCTTTTTGACCCTGACTTACTAATTCATCAAGCTGAATACCTTGATGAAAAAGGGGAAAATTTAGGAGTAATCGGCGATTTAAATTCAATCCTAGAAGCTTTAAATGCTTCGGATGAAAATTATGATGATTCCCCTGATTTTCAACCAAGCGAAGAAGAACAACCTCGATTAGATGTCAAAAATCCTACTATTTGTCCTAAATGTGGGCATGAATGGACTAATGGATAAAGTAGAATTAAAAGTTGCTTTTTGTAGTTATGAAGCCGCAAAATACGCTTGTCAAAACTATCATTATTCTAAAACTATACCGGCTAGTAAACTTGTTAAAATAGGTGTGTGGGAAAATGAAGAGTTTATCGGTGCTGTTGTTTTTGGTCTTGGCGCAAATAATAATCTGAGTAAACCGTAAGGTTTACTCAGTCTTGAATGCTGTGAGTTAGTTAGAGTAGCATTAAAGAAACATCAATCACCTGTTACTCAAATAGTTTCAAAGTCAATTAATTTACTAAAAAATCATTGTGTTGGCTTAAAATTAATTATTTCTTATGCGGACACTGCACAAAACCATTTAGGCGTTATTTATCAAGCTGGTAACTGGATATATGTAGGTCGCATGAAGCAACCGACTGAGTATATTTTAAAAGGAAAAAGAATGCACGGACGAACCCTTTCTTCTATGGGAGGAGTAAAAAAGTATCCAGAGGCACGAGCAGTAAAAGGATCAAGTAAACACAAATATTTGTATCCTTTAGATAAAAAAACTAGAAAACAAATCAGCCGTTTATCCCTTCCGTACCCCAAAAAAGATGATGTCAAACAAGCTAAGAAAGTAGATACCCATAGTGACACTTGATAAACTGTCACACTCCACCAACACTTATCAAAGAAACCGATCTACTATAAAAAAGTAAACAAAACCGAGGTTTCCTATGTTAATTCAATCTTTCGCTAAAGACATTCTCAACTACGCTGAGTGGACTACCCGCGTTAAACGGGAAAAAGTCAATCGGCATTTATGCCGTACCTTAGAAAATATGCGAAAAGATGGCGTAATTGACAGTAAGCAATGGTGTGAGTGGGACGGCATTCTTTACGGGATTGCTATGTATATCCGCACTGGGCGGGCGTCTGTTGAAATTGAAAATAAAGTTGACAGTCTCACCGGTTACGGGTTTATCAAGCTAATAATTAAGATGTGGCTCGATGGGTGTAATTGTCCTGGCGACGCATGGGATTGGCTTCGTAAAAAAGGACACAACCTTGATAAATTAATCAGATAAAATCTAGATTAAAATCGGTCTAACCCCAATGCTTTACTGGCATTGGGGTTATTGTTTTAGGGTATCTTTAGAAGTTAATAGATTGTGACACTTGATAAACTGTCACACTCCGCCAACACCTATCGAGAGATTCGATCTATATTAGAAAAGTAAGCAAAACACAAGAGGACAAATCAATGTTTTTCCCTTCTACTAATCCCATAATTGATCGCATAAATTCCGAAATCTTTTTTGATCGCTCAAAAAACTTTAATCACCGATCTATTGCTTCCCTTGATTCCTATCGAGGAAAGGTACTTACTCGAATCAATCTTCTTCTTACTGAAGAAACGCGGCAAGAAATCTGGGACGCTTTTTATTACTGGTGGCAAAAAAACAACGACATTGATTACTGGTATTCGTGCCGTGAACAAAAAGATTTTAAAGAAATGGCTGACTGGATTATTGCCAATTTTTGGCGAGAATTACAAATCGAACAAAAACTAGATATGGAAACATCGGATAAACTTCCAGTTGAAGTTAAAAAAAACGAAAGCGGATATTATACTTTTGGCATTCCTTCCGAAAGTGACTTAGAAGATGCAATAAACTGGGTAGAAATTACTGAGTTTCAAGGAAGCGAAAAACAAGTGAAATGGGCAAAAAATATAGCTTTACAACACTTACAAGAGATTGTAAGTGCATGGAAAAAAGAAATCGAAATCCCTATTTCTGCTAAGTGGTGGATCGAAAATAGAAACAGTATTGATTTTAGTAATTGATATTTTCTATTGTAAAGCATTTAATTAGTTATCAGTAAAAACAAAACACACGGAGATTACCTATCATGGAAAACTACAACTTTGAAAGCCAAATAGAAGAAACTTCCCGCATAATGCGGGAATGGTACGAATCGCTGATCCCAGAAACTTTGCGAAAGCTAGATCGGCAACTAGCAAAATTACCAAAAGGCCAGATCGGATTAATTTTTTTCAAGGATGGCAATATTAAAGCTTCCCTTACCACTCCTAAGTATGATCCAGGTATAGTTGATCGACTGAAAAATGCACACTATTTTTATGACAAAAAGCCTGCATGGAATCCTCAAAAGAAAAGATGGGAAATTGAAATTGATCTTCTTCCCAGGATAGCTTTTGCTTTTCCTGATTTTGAATTATCACCCTCTCTTTTAAGCCGATTTCCTTCTGTAAAAGAGATTCAAGAAAATGGCACTCGCGCCATTGCTTATATTAATTCTATTATTCAGGAATATGCAAGCGAGCATCTCAGCGAATATTACTTCCAATACAATGAAGATCCTGAAAAAAATTATGACACTGCAACAAGAATAATTTTAGGCAAGGCTCCCATCCACGCCGAAGTACAGCCAAAAATTAAAGAATTGGCCTGGAAAATGGGATTTTCTGAATCAAATTGGGAAAAACCACAATAAAGTTTTTATCAGTTATCAGTAAAACAAAACACATAAGGAGACAAATCATGACTACTACAGAAAACAAAAAATGATTACAGCTAGACAAGCCTACATTTATCTGGTGTGGGCTAGAAACAACAATCTTGACCCAGTGCCTGTAACTTGCCGGCATCGGAACTATCGCTTTAAAGTGGCATCAACTACCAAAGAATTAGGGATAGGAAAAGAACGAGTCAGGCAAGTTCTAGTTAAAATTCTCAACTTACTATCAAAAGGAAAACAAATTGAGGAGGCAACCCAAATAATATTAAGAGAATACGAAAAATTCAATTAATAAAAACCCGTCAATTGATTGACGGGTTTTTAGTTAATATCGTTAACAGATTGTTAGCAAGGGTATTGACAGTGGAAAGTATTGATATATATAAGTTTTATTGGTTTGTTATCTTTGTTAGCAGGTTCCCTAATTCTCGTTTTTTCTGTGTCCAGATTCCCCAATACAGAAAATTCTGTATTGGGAGATAATTGATTATTTAAAGTGGTACAATACTAATATGCCCCTGCTCTAAACAGGGGACTGACCACAATTACTACTCTAGAGTAAATCATGGCTAATATTAGTTTACAGGAATTTGATCAAAATAGTGTAAATATTGTCCCGTTTCAGTTTAACACTCAAGAAATTCGAGTGACCCTGATTGACGGGAATCCGTGGTTTATCGGTAAAGATGTTTGCAATGTACTAGAAGTTAAGGACTCATCTACAGCGTATTCTCGGTTAAAGGGCTACGAAAAGCTGACCCGGTTAATAACCGTGTCAGGTCAAAACCGAGAAATGGTAGTCGTTTCAGAGTCTGGACTCTACCGATTAGTTCTTACTAGCCGTAAGCCTCAATCAGAACCTTTTCAGGATTGGGTAGTACAGGAGGTTCTTCCTTCAATCCGAAAAACTGGAAGTTATTCCGTTTTACAGTCAACAGAGAAGCTTGAGTGTCAAGTCGCCCAACTGACCAAAGACAACGAACGGCTAAGAAAACATTGCCTAAACTCAACACTTGCCTCTGTGGGAATGATCAATGGGTTGAGAGAGACTCAAGAGTCGTTATTAGAATTAGTTGAGCTTCAAAAAGACAAGATTGCAGAACTTACTCTAGAGATATTGTGCTTAAAAGACTCAAACGAAATTCAATCGGGTAAGATTGCGAAGCTTTACAGCCGAGTCGCTTTGTTTGAACAAAGACTTCAAGACTACGAAAATATCGGATTAGCTTTTTCTGAACTGACGGCTAAATGTCAAGCGGAACGAGCGGAAGCAAATAAATACAAAAATCTGATCTAGTAAAAATACCTAAACCCAAATAACCCCTATGGACTCATAGGGGTTATTTTGCTAGTTTGTAATTAGACTGTAGATAAGATGATCAACAATGAAAAGCATTGATATATATAGTTTCTAGACTTTGTTTATATTGTTACTCTATTTCCCCGTGTCAGGATTTTTTATCCTTCCTTATTGTCCAGTTCGTTTATCTCTCCCTATCTTTTCTCTCCCCTGTATAGC